TGAATGTCTTTGCCTGATTTCTAGATTCAAGTCCTGCATTTTTTTGATTACTTGTGTGTATGTCTCCGTGGAGAATTTCATTTGTAAAGTCCTCATCTTCTAAATAGTGAGCAAGCATTCGTAGCTCAAGACCACTAGCATCAATGCCAACTAATTTATGTTTAGCAGGTACAATCCAACAAGCTCTACACTCTTTACCATAAGGGGCGTTAGAGCTAGGTATCTGCGCCATGTTAGGGTTGCGATGGGTCATCCTACCAGTAATAGTTCCGTTATGATTAACATAACCATGAACCCTACCGTCTTCTGCTAGCTCTTTGAACCAACTGTTTATCTGAGATACACGCTTCTGCAACATAAGATACTCTGCAATTAGAAGCGCAGCGGGGATACCTTTAATCTTTTTAAGAGTAGGCTCATCAATAATAGGCTGACCTGTAGGTGTAAAGTCTTTAGGCTTCCACCCAAACTCTTGAAGGTACTCACCTCTCTGTTTACGAGAGCCTAAGTTAAAGTCTATAACTTTAACTAAAGTAATATAACCACTGGACAGCATGCGCTTACGCTCATCCTCAGTTAGTCTTACTTGCTTACCTTCCATTGTCTCACCAAGCTTACCGTAAGCACCGCTTTTAGTTCTCTTCGGATATACTTTAGTCTCTATTCGTTTAGGTCTAAACACCTTATGTACTTCTGTAACTATAGCCTCGACCTTTTCGTTAAGCTCAGCCAGTAACAGCATACCTGCTCGCTGATCGAATAAGAATCCTGTATCCTCCTGCTCTCTTAGAAGTTTAGATACCTTATGCTCTAAGTTAATAGAGTCAATAGAGAAGCCACGGGATTCCTTGCGGAGAGCTTCGTATACTTTATAGTTAAGTAGCACATCATTCTTACAGTACTCAAGCATCTCAGGAGTGTAAGAATCAAACTCATCGAACTCAGTCTTAGGAAAGTTAAGACGGTAGCCCCAACTCTTAAGGCTATGATTCTCAGCACGAGTAGGGTTGAACAACCTAGATAGTATTAAAGTATCTATTATTCTTTTATCACTTAAGTCTACGCCCGCTAACTTCTTTACTACTGGTATGTCATAGTTACCTATATTGTGTCCGATAAGTTTGTCACAGTTAAGTAGCAGCCTGTAAGCCTCATCTAGCTCCGAAGGTGCAAATGTCTGTGTGATTCCTGTATCAACATCATAGGTTACAATACAGAATATTTCTGTAGGATCTAACCCATCTGTCTCTACATCGAATACTAAGTTTTTATTCATAGTACTTCTTCTCCTAGTTCGTCTTCAGGATCTATCTCTGATAGGCGACCAGTATCATTATGATATAATAAGTGAGTAGCCATACCTACATCACCTGTGTATCTAGATTTTAAAACTCTCATATGGGTAGTGTTCGACTCAATGTCATCCTCTGCTTGTTGATTACGCTCTAAGGCAATAACACAATCAGATAGCTGAGCTATGCTTTGGGAACCTCGAAGGTGATTAAGACCTACACTGACACCATTCTCATGACCACTGTTCCCTTCAACTCTTCTGAGGTGAGAGACAAGTATCATACCTGCCCCTGTCTCTTCTACTATACATCTAAGTCTATGCATAATGCTATCTAAAGTACGCCGCTCATCCCCCTCCACTGAGGCTGCAACTAACATATGTAAATGGTCAACGATAACCCACTTACAATCACAGCCTACAATCATGAAGCGTAGCTTAGAAAATATCTCTTCGATGTCAGTAGCACCGAAGTGAGCATGAACCCAGACCCTATCGTTGTTAAACAACTTATCGTACATTTGTTTAATTAAAGTAGGATTAAACTCATCCCTCACTGAGTCAATAAAGAGTTTACTGTCAGCCTCGATGGACATGATCCCATCAAGAGTCCTCAGGTAATCTTCTTCAAGGGCTACAATACCTACATTGTCCTCAGTGTTATTAATAATCCAATGCTCAAGCTCTCTTGTGATACTGGATTTGCCAAGCCCTGTGCCACCTGTAAGGGTAACAAGTTCTCCTCGGCGTAAGCCCAGAAGTTTCTTGTTAAGTCCCTGCCAAGGGTAAGGAATAGATTCTTTGCGTTCTCTATTCTGATACTTATCATACAATTCCTTTGCGTTTAGAACGCCGCTAGGCGTATAGGTCTTTGCATCCCACCATCTATTAACAAAGTCAACATGCCTTTTATTTTTAAGCATGTCATTAGCATCTTTAGTTTCCTCAGGGAACGAAAGAATCTTAGCTTTTCCGGGAGAAATAACTCTAGCAACTTTGACAGCTGCCTCGCGCCCTGCCTTATCATTATCGAAACAGATAATAATCTTTTCGTATTTCTCTAAGAACTCTATAGATTCTTTGATGTCTTTGACAGCCCCCGCCGCACCATTCTTAAGGCTAACTACAGGCCACTTCGACCCTAGTAGTTCGTAAGCCGCCATAGCATCACACTCACCTTCAGTGATAGTTATATACTTACCACCATCCCTGAATATCTGCTGACCAAATAAGCCTGCATCTTTAGGTGAACCCATCCAACTAAATAGTTTATCTCCTACAGTTCTTATCTTGTACCCTGCTATCTCATTGACAGTATAGTAAGGATAGGAATGGGAAAGTGTATTACCTTGAAGGTCTTCAGTAGCCCTTACGCCGTACTTCTTAGCTGTGTCTAATGAGATACCTCTATCTTTAAGCTGTATAAATGTACCGTTGGTAAGCGGCGCATTGATTTCAGTAGCCATATTATTTTTATATGTTTTCATATCAGTAACAGGGGCTAACTCATCTACTGATATATCATCACCTGATACTGCCCTGTCGTAATTTGCTATCCTTTCTGCACAACTAAAGCAGTAAGCTGATCCGTCCTCATTTAGACCTACTGGATCTTTACCACCACACTTAGGACAAGGCAATCTTGTTTTAACAAAAGCCATATATTTCTCCATAAAAAAGGGGGCTGTTACACCCCCAAGCACTACAGCTATTAACTAATCACCTGTTAAGGTGTAGCAAAGATCATCATATAGTCTTGATCCTGCTGCATCTAATATAGCTATTCGCAGAACTAACCTATCTTTTTCTAACTTACAAGATAGTAAGGTATCGTATTTATCAGGTAAGTCATCACCTAATAAATCTATATTATGCTCCACACCTTCACGGTCTACAAAGATCCTAGTGTTTTCCATCTCTTTAGAGTTCATCCTCTAAGCTCTCCTCAACATCAAACTCATCACCCGCTGATCCTGAGTAAGCTACAAGATCAATTACTTGCATTGCCATGAAGTCTAAACCTTTGTAAGTAGTACCCTGCCTTACTGTTTCCCACTCTTTGTACTGAACCTTAACAGTAGAACCATTACCTACCTGACAATCCATCTCATTCTTAGCGCGATCATAAAGCTTAGGGGCTTCTCGGATCATTCCTCGTGGCCCATCAACCTTACGCTTAATAACAATCGATGGCCCTTCAGCCATAGGCTTAACAGTAAAACCTCTACCTTTAAAGTCTTCAGCGGTAGCTTCATCAACTACTAGGTTTACTGAATAAGTAGGCTCATACTTTGTGTTAGGGGTCTTTACAGCAGCCCAATAAGCTTGTCCTTGTAATACTGGCATAACATTTTCCTCTGGTTTTTACATGTGTAATATTGCTTTGTGTAAAACTATTATAAGCACAGGTTAACAGCCTGTCAACTGTTAAGAAACTTAACAATCATAATAGGCATTTCATCTTCTATCTTTTTAAAGGTACGAATTCTCCATAGCTGTTGCTTTTCAGCCTCGTTGGTAGCCTCCTTAGCTACCTGACGTTCATAAAATATTAAGAACTTTTGAAATAAATGTGGAGGTTCTACGCTCCACAAAGCCCACAGATAACACCATTGATCTTCTACCTTATCGTAAAATTGTTTATGCTCTAACATACTTACTCCTATGCTGCTAATTTAGTTAAGAATTTCTGTACTTTATCTGCTCGCCCCGCCCTGATAGATGCAATGTTAGGCTGTGCTGACTTCCTCCCTGCATTAGAGTGGGTAGACCAGTCGGTAAGAGCATTATAAAATGCCCATTTGTTCTGGCCTAGCTTACGCTGATACCTATGCCAAGCAAGAAACAGGTAGTTAAACGTAGCGTTACGCTGCATCTCATGTAAGCTGTGATAAATTTTATCTTTATCCATACCCGCTATATCTTGAATAAGCTGAGTAGCTTCATAGTTATCCATAGGAGTATGATGCCATTCACGCCACAGGTGCTGCTCATTCTCAAGTATTTTAACTGAGTTACCTACTATTCTAGCAGCATGTTGTATGTTTAACTTCCTGCTGTGTCTTGCTTTGTAGACCGTACTAGCACCACTAGTAAATACCTGACCATTCATACAGGCCGACTGCCTTGCCCCTACTGATAGTATGAATGCAAAAGTACCATCATAGCTGTTGACACCCAAGAAGCTAAGGTGTGCTACGTCCATATCAGGAGTAGTGATCTCATGCTTTGGAAGTACATGAGTTATATAACACTTAGCACCTGATGCATCAGTAACAATCTTCTCCTCAATGCCTTCAATATCTAGCCCACTTCGAGCAATAATTTGGCGTTGGTTGTCGATCATATCTTTGTGTTCAACTAACTGATAGTTAGCACCACAGTAACCTAGTACTGAGCCGTTGTTTGGTCTGACAATTGCATACTTATCAGTCTTTACAGTTTTTTCTGAGCCATCAAAAGTTAAGTCATGCTTGTAATACAAGGGACGTTTATCTACTTCGAAGTCTGCTGTACCATAATCTTTGGCGAACAAAGGGTTTAAGTGAGTTACTATGCTATTCATTTTATTTCTCCTAGAGCCACAGGCCAGTCATTTCATTAGTGCGTTTTAGTTTATTATTTACTACTTTGTAAACAGGTATGAAGTCAAACATCTCTATATCTTTACGTTTACGAACATGGTAACGCTGCCCCTCTCTACCTTTAAAATCACCTAAGCGTTTTTTAAGCACAGATAGTGAGCAATCGTTCTCATAATTTGAAATGTAATACATTAGTTTTTCTCCTTTTTAAGAAAGTCTTGCAATGTCTTTATGTATTTTTGTACTTCATCAAGATTATAAAAATATGGAGTACCACTTGTGTGGTAGTTTACGTCTGACACATCCCCTGCATTTCCCTGCCAGTATTTTAAGTCTTCTAAATAGCTTTCTAGGTAGTCTATTATTGTTTTTTCATTCATTTCTTTTCCCCTGCAAACATAATTGATGGGTTAAATATAGCTTTATAATGTTCTTTGTTTCTTACTTCATCTCGACCACTAACACCGTAACCTATACTCTTTATAGAGTTTCCTTTCCTTACATACTCCCTAATTTGATTAGCTATTTCTTCTCTTTTTTCATCGTTAGTCATGGTCAGCTCCTGTCATTTCATTAAGTTTATACTCCACCATGTCAATACCATAGCGTCCTAGTTTACTTGCATACTCCAACAAACCTTGCCACTCTTTCCTATTCTGATCGTAGTCAGTAATAACCCCATAGAAATCAAAGTTATCTAAGCGTTCTTGTAGTTCTAACTCAATGCTTTTAGCTTCTAAGTTTCTCATTCGTATTCCTCCTGATCTGCTAAGTATTCAGCACGTTCTATTTCAATATCATTTTCTTCTTGCTCTTCCTGCCATCGGTCAAGGTCTACTATTACTGGATCTTTATCCATTATCTAATCTCCTCTGGATATTTTATCTGAGCAACACAATCAATCACTTCCCAATTTATACCAATTTCTGAGTCATGGTTAATAGCTATACTTTGAAGTACGTTAGCAGCTTGTTCCAAAGTAAGATCTGGTCTTTGTACCTGTACATCCTCAACACTCCATTCAACTACTAACGTCCCTGTTTCTGCATAATATGTAGCCATTATTCTATTACCTCCCTTACTCCCATGCCTTCATCACCATCCTCGTCAATATAATTAACAAGAGTAATACTTCTGATGAATCCCGGCTCAGGATTTTCTATATCAAAGAACCCCATTTGTTCTAGCATTTGTAAAGCGTGTTGTTTTTTGTATTCTTTTGTTAGCATACTCGAACCTCCTCGCAGTTATAGATATAACAATCAACTAATTCAGTGAGTAGAGGAGACGATGTTATCTCTTCATAGTTATCTCTAAAGTATTCACAAGCCTCCTCTTCGGAATCAAACCCTTCAATAGTATGATGGGTTGCATACTTTGTTATCTCTGTAATTTTAAAAGCTGCCATCTGTTTCACTCCTTAAAAGTACTAGCAAATAATTTAGTTAATCTATTATGTTTTCTTAATTCAAATCCTACTGACAATCTCACCATTGATGTTTCTGTTTTCATATATTCTATATAGTCCATACCTTCAACAGGCACACAGTCATAAGCTCTGTAAATACTACCAACAGGATCGTTAGTAGTATGTTTTACTCTATAAACTTCCATAGACTGTAAAGGTATATACTTATCATAGTCATACTCATCTTCTACATTCATTCTTTTAATGTAATGCATAGTAGTTCCTTACAGTATTGTGTTCTCTAATAGTTTAATTGAGTGAAGGTCAGCAAAGAAGTTAAGACTTCCTAACTCGCTAGCCCTTTGTTCTTTGTTCGAACCCTTTCTAGTTAAAGAACCTACGGCATGATCAGGGTCTAAAAACCTAAGGTCAGTATCATCGAAGCTAATGATAGGGCGCTGCTCACCGCCGACTAACACTGTCTCAGGTATTTTAAACTCACCCTTACATTCCTTAGTATTAAAAGCTAAGGCTGTATTCAAGCGTAGTGCTAAAGCTTTCTTAGTATCTTTGATAGCTCTGATGCCGTTGAAGCTACCCGAATAAGTAAGATGATAGTTAGGTAAAATATTTAAGAAACAGCGCTTTAGATTTTTCGAGTAGTCATAAAATTGTATATCAGGTAAGGCTTCAATTACTCGTGACCAATCTAGATCTGATGTACCGTTTAGCCTAATTGCATACTTGTCAGTAGCATTCTTTTCTATCTCATTAATTAACTGCCGCTCAAAAGCTTTACGATCTTTCAGGAAAGCAATTGTCCTACGGTACATAGCTAACTGTCCGCTGATCATTCCAAGTCTTCCTGAATCTTCTAAGCATATGTCTTCACAGCCTGACTTCTTAGCATGAGAGCATAAAGTTTTAATACTTACTGATGAAGCAGGTTTAAGATATAAGATACCTGTTTTATAATTTAATTTCTCACCCTTAGCTGTCTTCGTTGAGCTGTTGAAACCTAGCAGTGGCAAACTCTTGTCCATGTAAGTTTGATATTCTTTGTAAATCTTCTGAGCTTGTACTGTCATCATAATGTATAGCCTCACAGTGATAGACTTCGCCGTCTAGTATTAATGTTTTAGTTTTATCGCAAGTATCTTTTTGATTAAGTTCAAACATAACAATTAACAATATAAATAAAGTAATAATAAAACCTACTTTAATAAAAGCGTCTGTTGAATCCCTCATAACTTTTGTCCTTTAGTTTGCTAACAAGATATTTAAACTGCCAGTACTCATTACCTTTTACAGCAAGTAATGTTTTAATTTCATAACGATTTAACTTATCAGCGAATGAGTAAAACTTTATTTGTTCTATATTATTATTAAGATAAGCTAACTCTTTGTCTTGATTCATAATTTACTCCTCAATGAATATTATTTTCTAGTTCTAATTCAATAACTAACAAATCCCAAAGGCTATTAAGATGCCCCATCAGTTCTTCTTTAGGTATACTATTTTCAATACATGTTCCAATTAATAAACCACTAAATGCAAGTGGCAGACAGCTTAGTTCTTTATCAGTACTAAAATTATTATCTATTAAGATAGCAAGCCTTTCTGTTACGCTATCTACATACTGCTGTTCTGTTTCCATTTTGAGTTCCTTGGGTTGGGAAGGGTGCTTCAGCCCTCTATAGTTTTTAAAGACCTTCACTTCGTTTAAGGTCTTTAAAAACTATAGAGGGCTGTATTGTTTTACTATTTATATTTTCGGCTGCTCTACATGAAACAAGAAGCCTAGTTTCCTAGCTGTTGCTATAGTTTCATCAGCCAATGTTTTAGTGCCTACTAATTCAGCAAGAAGAAAGGCAGTCTCATTTACAGGATAAACTCTTCTAACTCCGTAGACTTTTTCGATTCTTACTTTTGCATGATGTACTATGTCAGTCATTACTTTATTCCTTTTTTTAAATTAAATATATAATGAACATGCCCTGATCTGTAAGGCTTTGAAATGTATACAATATTATTTGCAATACTATATTTGTATTTTCTTTTTCGCATGCTGTAATCATTTCTTGCTACTAAAACCCACCGAGGATCTAACAAGTATCTAATTAATATTAATGTTCCCATGCTGCTACCTCTCAAAAATATAATATGAATGACCATCAGTATTAGGTATTGAAATCATAACTGTATGCTCAAATTGTTTTAATTTGTAAGGAGATGAAGCGCTGTAGTTCTGATGATAAGTAAGTTTCCAAAATGGATTGAGATAAAATTTAAACAAAGTAAGTATTGCTGTTAGTTTAATCATATGTTTAGCTCTCCTTGCATTGCATAACTTTTAAATCTTTCTATACTTTTAACTAAACTTCGTCTCATTTCAACGCATTTAATTACATTTTCTTTATCTTTATAACCTGCTTGACCCTTAGCTGCATGGCTTAAGCCTCTCGCTAAATTTTCAAGCTCTTCTATATCAAGAGTTTCTAAAGGTACTGTAGCAGCTAGGATTGCTTTACCTAATTGTCCTTTTGGATTTTTAGAAGTCTCAGGAAACTCAAATGTAAGTACTTCAATAAAAGCATGGATAATATCTATCATTAATTCTCTAAGCATTTTAGTTCTCCAAAGCCCCCGAAGGGGCTATAATTAATTTAGTCTATTCGTGAGGCGGCAGTAGCCTTGATACCATTAGAGTTTAATACTCTAGCAAATGCCCTAGCCCACTCCTGATTTCTTGTGAGAGATTGAGTATTAGCTTTACTCCAAACTGTATAGCCACCATAGTAACTATCTGTGCTACCAATCTTACGGTCTTTAAGAAGCTTTACAAACTTACCTCTAGCAGGTCTGATATTAACCCAAGCGAAACCACAGACACCATCGTTGACAGTATAATTGTTAACACCATCAGTAACATGCATAGGAGAGCAAGTAACTTCTAAGGCTGCTGAATCAGCATCTACGAGAGCTTCTGTTAAAATTTCTAATTCTTTAGTCATGGTATTTTCCTTTTGGTTTGGTTGGTCGGTGTTCTTTAAAGATCTTTTAAGACCTTTCACTACGTTCAAGGTCTTTAAAGATCTTTGAATTATTTAGTTTTCAAATAGCAGCACTTCCTGCTCTTCACCTGTTTTAAGTTTAAAAGTAAGTTTAGTCCTGCTGTATCCCCCATGATTATGAACAGTATGAACTATAGAATTCTTTTCAATCTGAAAGATCTTTATACCTGATACTTTAGATTCGCTGTCAAGTGTAGAGTTATCTACCCATACAGTCTTGCTATCTTCTTTAATTTTAACATTTAACATGTGCTTTCCTCGCTGTTTGGTTTAGTTTAAAAGATCTTTAAAGACCTTTCACTATGTTCAAGGTCTTTAAAGATCTTTAAATTATTTAATTATTCTGCTAATGATTTTTCAATTTCCGCTTTAGTCAGCTTAGAAACAACTGCATAAAGTGGAGTAATATTATTACCATCAACCGCTGTAACTAATTTATAAACTAAATTAAATACTAATAAATTATGTTCACGTTCTTCTTCTGTCATATTTAAAACTCCAGTGAAGCCCCTAAAGGGGCTGTATAATTTAGTTAGGTCAAAGCCCCCGAAGGGGCTTAGTCTTGATTATTATTCAGACTGAAATTCAGCCATGAGTGCAGTGAGCAACGCTAAGATTTTTTCGTTCTTGGAAGCCTTCGGCTTCGCTGTAGTCTTAGCAGCCTTCGGCTTCGCCGTAGTCTTGACCGTAGCCTTCGGCTTCGCTGTAGCCTTCGGCTTCGCTGTAGTCTTAGTCTTGACTGTCTTGACTTTACCTAGCCCCTCGGTCTTGAGCTTGTCTGCAATTCCCTTCGGGAATGTCTTGATTTCGAAGTATTTCTGGCAGTCACCATGAGTCAAGCCATTCGGCTTGATCGAGTGTAACACTGCTCCTACTCTCTTCGAGAGTATGTAAAAATCAGTCCGTGGAAGCTTGTTAGCTTCCAAGTACATGTTGGTTAATCTGTTTACAACAGATTTAGTCTGCTTGTAAGTGGCGAGTCGAGTTGCTGAAATTTCTGTGAAATTTGTCATGTGTAAATCTCCGTTGAGCCGAAGCTCGGTTAGTTTTGGTTTGTCTCGGCGGCTCTTAGAACCCCCTGAAGAACTCTATATCTTCACAAAGTGAAGAGATATAGAGTTCTTCAGGGGGTTCTATATTGGGTATCTTAAAGTCGTTTAAGACTTTAAGATACCCAATAGTTTATATAAATCCTTTGGATTTATATAGTTTTCTAGAAAACTCTAAAGAGTTTACTAGAAGGGTTTGAATACTCTTGAACCTCTTGAATTCCAAAGGAATTCAAAGACTCTAAAGTTAAAAACTTTAGAGATCTTCAAAGCCTTTGGCTTTGTTAAGCAGATAAAGTAGAATTATAAAACTTTATAATTCTAAAGATTTTGGAGACTAGGTAGATCTTTAAGAAACTTAAAGATCTAAACTAAAAATCCCTAGAGATCTAATTAGATCTCTAGGGATTCTGTAGTTCTTCAGAGTCCTTTTAGGACTCTGGATTTCCCACCCTTTAAAGTTTTAAAGGGTGGGGCAGGTGACCACCCCCCCTACCCCCCTATATATACTAAATCATATACATTTTGGGAGGTTTTGGAGTGTTAAGCAGTTAGGGCGGGAACTCTAAAGACTCTAAAGCCTGTTAAGTACTTTGGGCGGGTGCTTTAAAGACTTAAAAGAAATGGGGGGATCTATAAGAATCTTACACAGTCTATAAAGGAGATACTCCTTTCACTGTATATCTATATGTGACCCGGTGGGCTACAAAGCTATTATACAGTCGAAACTCCATTTTGTCAAGTATTAATTAGTTTCAAATATAACTTGACAAATTGTTAATTAGACTGTATAATACCTAACATGAATAGCAAAGAACTAACAGTTAAACAACAAAGCTTTTTAGATGCACTAGTAGAAACTGGAGGTGATCCTAAGAAAGCTGCGGAACTGGCAGGGTACGCTAATAATAGTCATTGGCAAGTTGTCAAATCTCTCAAACATGAAATAATCGATTTAGCCTCTAACATATTAGCTCAATCCGCACCGCAAGCTGCAATGAAGCTAGTGGAAGTGATGCACTCAGATGTACCTATCCCCCAAGCTAATCTCAGACTACAAGCTGCTCAAACGATCCTAGACCGCACAGGACTAGGAAAACAAGAAAAACTAGATGTTAATGCAAATGTAAGCGCAGGGTTATTCATTATTCCCGCTAAGGCTACATATGAAGCGAACCAGTAGCACGATCCCTTTTGGATTTAAACTCTCCAAAGACCCCAAGTACCTAGAAGCTGTACCCGAAGAGCTAGAAGAGTTAGAACATATAAAGACTCTTGTTAAAACTAAAAGCTTATCCTTAAGGGATGCAGCAGATTGGCTTTATCATTCTACAGGCCGTCCTATCAGCCACGTTGGTTTAAAGAAGATAATAGACAAAGATGACAGATTGGGAAAAGAATCCAGATAGTTACTTAAAAGACGATAAAGGCGAGTTCATCCTCAAGAAAGATGGAACGCCTAAGAAAGTAACTGGCAGACCTAAAGGATCTAAAAGCAGAAGCTACAGCTTTCACTCAGAGACTAAGGCTAAAATGGCTGCTAAAAAAGCAGTCAGAGAAAAGCAGAAAAAAACAAAACAGCTTCAAACAAAGTTACATCAAGAGCTTACTAAGGTTAAAGCGTCTAAAGAAACCTTAGCCAAGCTAGACAAAGACAATACAAATAAGATAGTAACAGAAGATATACTAGATTTAGTACCAAAGTCTCTCCGAGACGAAGCTAAAGACAATGTTATCTTCAAGCCGAACGCAGGCCCACAGACAGACTTCCTAGCAGCCCCTGAGACGGACGTACTGTACGGTGGAGCAGCAGGGGGTGGTAAGTCCTACGCTATGCTCATAGATCCCCTCAGATACGCTCATAGGGCGGCTCACAGGGGGTTAATCATACGAAGGTCAATGCCTGAGCTTCGGGAGATTATAGACAAGAGCAGAGAGCTATATCCTAAAGCATTTCCGGGATGTAAGTACAAAGAAGTAGAAAAGCTCTGGAACTTCCCAAGCGGAGCAAAGATTGAATTTGGGTTCTTGGAACGAGATGCAGATGTCTACCGTTACCAAGGTCAAGCATATTCTTGGATAGGCTTTGACGAGATTACACATCTCCCCACTGAGTTTGCTTGGAACTACTTAGCTTCACGGCTGCGTACAACAGATCCAGAAATAGAAACATACATGCGTTGTACAGCTAATCCGGGCGGCACAGGCGCACACTGGGTAAAGAAGCGTTATATAGACCCTAACCCTTCTAATGAACCTTTTATAGGTCATGACGGTCTAACAAGAAAGTTTATACCTGCTCGTCTCGATGACAATCCCTATCTTTCTGAGGATGGTCGTTACGAACAGATGCTCAAAGCACTACCAGATGTACAAAGGAGACAGCTCCTTGAAGGCAACTGGGATGTAGCGGAGGGAGCAGCCTTTACAGAGTTTGATCCATTGGTACATACCATCGTACCTTTTGAGATCCCTATAGGTTGGGAGAGAGTTAAGGGGATAGACTACGGCTATGCCTCTGAAAGTGCTTGTATCTGGGGTTGTGTTGACCCTACAGACGGTACACTAATTATATATAGAGAGCTGTATAAGAAAGGTCTTACAGGTGTTGATCTTGGTTACATGATAACCGAAATGGAAGCACAAGACCCTTATGCAGTTGCAGGCGTACTAGATGGGGCTGCGTGGGCTAAAACAGGCGCAACTGGCCCTACGGTAGGCGAAGCATTACTAAAGATGGGGCATAAACTAAGAAGAGCTGATAAAGCTAGAATCCCCGGAAAAATACAAGTTCACGAATACTTAAAGTTGCAGCAAAGCGGAAGGCCTAAAATACAGATATTTAATACCTGTCCTAACCTGATACGCGAACTTCAAAGTATTCCTTTAGATAAGTCGAACCCTGAAGATGTGGATACTCATGCTTCAGACCACGCATACGATGCGTTAAGATATTTAATTATGTCTAGGCCTCGTATTAATGATCCACTAGCGCGTATGAGGCAGCTACAGATGGAACAAGCCTATACGCCTATAGATTCAGAGTTCGGGTATTAACACAAGGAAAGATTATGCAGGGCGATGAGAACAAGCTTGGAGCTAATAACCTTTACTTTAATGAAGTAGAAGGTGAAGAAGGGCTTGAGCTAGAGCTAGAAGAGTCTTTAAACAATAAGTTTGTAGGACTTGTTAGCGATAGATATGCTTCTGCTAAGCAAGCGCGTGACTATGATGAGTCGCGTTGGATTAATGCTTATCATAATTATCGTGGTCTTTATGCTAAACATGCTAAATTTCGCGAGAGTGAAAAGTCTCGTGTGTTTGTTAAGGTTACAAAGACTAAAGTTCTTGCTGCTTTTGGGCAGCTAGTAGATGTAGTCTTTGGATCTAATAAGCTTCCTATAGGAATATCAGAATCTAAAATACCAGAAGGTATTTCAGAATATGCACATTTAGATACTTCAGCTCCTTTACCCGGAATTGAAACTACCCCTTCGGCTTCTGAGCCTGCGGAACAGCGTGGCCGCTATGATGTAGGATACGCAGGTGACAATGTCTTAAATGCAGGAGCCACTTATTCAGATAAAGGGCAGTTTGAAGATATGGATGCTGCTCTTAAGGATAACCTTAAGAATGGCCCAACTATACAGCCCGGAATTTACCAAACTAAACCTGCACAAGAAGCAGCGCGTAGGATGGAAAAGTTAATCCATGATCAGATAGAAGAGTCTCATGGATCTAGTGAACTTCGTAATTCTTTATTTGAACAAGCTCT